CGGTAAGTAGCCCTAGAATAAGAAGCACTAATAGTACAGATCTATTAACAGCTGAAATACAACTACAAACAGCCTACACAGGCTAAGGAAGGCACTAATGGCAACAACAATTTTAAGTGGTCGTCAATTAACTTTGACAATTGCTACAGTCGCATACAGCGAACAAATTTTAGACTCTGCTATCAACTTTGATACTGAGCGTTTAACTTTTGACACCCTTGCAGGAAAAGCATTTAAGTACATTGACAGCAACGTCACTTTAGATTTAACTTTCTTAAATGACGCTGGTAAAACAAGTCCAGGAAGTTTATACAAAGCATTGTGGGACGCAACAGAAAGCGCACCTGATACAACTCTTGCTTTTGTTTTAACTTTAGCAACAGGTATAACTTTGACTGGCGCAGTATTGCCACAATACCCGGGCATTTCTGCTTCAGGTTCAGACGCACAAACTTGTTCAGTATCTCTACAAGTTGTAGGAATACCAGTAGAAGACCTAACATCAGCTTAACCAAAACCAAAGAACAGGGGCACACAAATGCTTAAATTAAAGATACGTTGGGAATTAGAGACAGGTGAAGTTTATGAAGAATGGACTAGACCTAATGAGCTTGCCCAAGCAGAAAAAGAACTTTACAGTAATCGTTCAATCATTAAAATACTTAGCGAAGAAAGCAGTCCAAGTAATCAACTTCTTTTATTCTTGGGTCACAAAATTCAACAACGTGTTACCAAAAAAAATGAAAGCATTGACACTTGGAAACCTAAAGTCACCGATATTGCAGCTGTTGATTTTGAGACAGCAAATTTTACCAAGCCCGAAGCGTCGGGCGGATAGCAGTCGAGTTGGCAATAGCCACAGGTATATCACCCGACTATTGGCTCAATGCAGATCCAGATATGTGGGCTACCGCTATAGACGTATTAAACGAGCGCGCTAATGGCTAAAGCAATAAGTCTTGTCCCAGTTGATAGAGAATATAAAGGTTTACTTCGTGCGTTTGGAAAAATGGACGATATTGCAAAAAATGATATGAAAAAGATTGCACAAGACTTAGCGGAACGTGGTGCGGCTTACGCTAAAGGTTCTGCTACTCGTGCACCATACAATCCTAAACAAGCTGTAGCAGTTGCAGAAAGTATTAAAGTTTCTAAATCAGATAAAGCACCTTCGTTTAGTATTGGTGGTCGTGCCAAAGTTGGCTCTAGTGCTTTTAGTGCTGGCTATGTGATAATGGGTAGTGAGTTTGGATCTAAGCAATACAAACAGTTTCCTAGACGTTCACCTTCTCAAGGCAGAGGTAATCGTGGCTGGTGGTTGTATCCTGCAATGTCTAGATTTCAACCAACTATAGCTGCAGAATGGTTAAAAGGTTATGAAAAAGTTAGAGACGCTTGGACAGGTAGAGTTTAATGGCTGACATTAGAACACTCAAACTTGCGTTACTTGCCGACACAAAAAACTTTATTGACGGCTTAGATAAAGCCGATAAAGAAACACGTACTTTTACAAACAAACTTGATGACGCATTAAAAGTTGGCGCAGCTGCATTTTTAGCAGTTGGCGCAGCTGCAGCAACTATGGCAATCAAAATTGGTGTAGACGCTGTTAAAGCCGCTATTGAAGATGAGAAAGCCCAAGTATCACTAGCTACAACTTTACGTAACACAACTAAAGCAACAGATCAACAAGTTAAAGCCGTTGAAGATTACATTGACAAAACAGCACGTGCCACAGGTGTAACAGACGACCAATTACGTCCAAGCCTTGATAGACTTGTTAGATCAACAGGTGACGTTACTAAAGCACAAAAACTTCAACAACTAGCACTAGATATATCTGCTGGTACAGGTAAAGATTTAGCAACAATCACAGAGGGCTTAGGAAAGGCTTACGACGGCAATTTAGGCGCTCTTAAACGTCTTGGCGTACCTTTAGACGCTTCTATTATTAAAGCCAAAGATTTTGACGCAGCTGTAAAAGCATTATCAGAAACTTTTGCAGGACAAGCCGACGCTGCAGCTGACACTTTTGCAGGTCGAATGGCTCGCATAAATATCGCTGTTGATGAAGCAAAAGAACAAATAGGGTTTGCTTTATTACCAATACTTGAAAAGTTTGCAACAGTAATTACAGATACTATTCTTCCAGTTGTTGAACAACTTGTTAATGGTTTGACAGGTGCAGGTACAGATTCATTAAAAAAAGCCTTTTATGATGTTGGAACTGGCACAGTAACGTTTCAAACGGACTTAAATAGTGCTCAAGGTTCAGCATATTTGCTTGGTGAAGAATTAAGAAATGTTGCTATAAAGGTTGGCGATTTTGTAGCACAATTAACAGGCGCAGCTAATGACAAAGGTTTACAAGGTTTCTTAGACAAAATAATTGAAATTATTAACGCTATTGAAACTGCTATCGGTGCTTACAATCGTTTACCCGATGTTGCAAAACTGTTAGTAAATCCAGCACCACAACTATTTAGCCTAACTCCAGCCGTTAAACAAGCAACAAGTTCAGTAGTCAATATCTACAACAACGTCAAGGGTGCTATAGATCCACAAAGCACAGCTAGAGCAATTACTAAAGTTCAAAACACAGCAGCACAGACGACAGGACTAAAGCCATTCTTTTATGGGTTTAGATAACCTATGACGATTTACACGCCAACCTATCGGGTAACTATTGCAGGTGTTGTACAAACTTCTACAACTTTAGAAGACGCAACAATCACTTATGGTCGCAACGATTTCTTTGAAGCAACACAACCTAGTTATTGCAATTTAGAGTTATTAAACTTAGACGGCACAAGCCCAACAGTTAAACTGCTAGACACAATTCTTATTGAAGTTACTAACTCAGCAGGTACTTACGTCAAACTATTTACAGGTGAAGTGTCAGGTGTTTACAACAGACTTGCAGGTGCAGGATTGGGTGGTAAACCTAACACATTACAAATACAAGCTGTAGGTGCTCTTGGTTTACTTGTTAAACGTTACGCTGGTTCTGTTGCTTACCCAGAGGAATTAGACGGCGCACGTATAACACGAATTTTAGAAGAAACTTTATATATTGCTTGGGAAGACATTAGCAACACACAAACTTGGAATGATTTTACAACAGAAACTTGGGCTAACTATGGTGTGCAAGGCATAGACACAATTGACGCAGGGCGTTACGAAGTGCTTGCAAGACCTGCACAAGTAGAACAGGCTTACAATTTGACAGACGTTACACAACAATCAGGGTTAGGATATTTATATGACACAACTGATTTCAAAATTGGTTACGCAGACGCAGAGCGTAGAAGTGAAAACTATACAGCTAATCTTATTGAACTTGACGCTAATCTTGTAAACGCTGACATACAAACAAGGCTACAAACAGCAGACATTGTCAATAGTGTTGTCATACAATATGATGACCCAGTTTTAGAAGTAGAAGCACAAAATGACACCTCAATAAATAACTATGGTTTGCTTCAAGAAGTAAGATCAACAATACTTGCCGAAACAGCAGACGCCACAGAACAAGCTACAAACTTTGTTAATTACAGAGGAACACCTAAAGCGTCACTTGAAGAAGTTACTGTCAATCTTGCGCACTCAGATATGACAAATACTGTCAGAGATAACTTACTAGGTGTCTCAATGGATACCCTTTTGTATTTAGACAATATTCCAGTAGGGCTAATACCTGAAGGATATTTTGAAGGTTTTTGTGAAGGCTGGACTTGGACACTAGGACGTAATAACCTTGAACTAAGTATGTCTGTTTCTAACTCAATCTACTCAACCCTTGATGTACAATGGGAAGACTACAACGCTTTAATTCAATGGCAAAACCTAGATAATGCTACTCGTTGGCTTGACGTTATTTAAGAAAAGGATAAACTAGAACAATGGCAACTACTACCCCTAATTATGGTTGGGCTGTACCAACTTCAACTGATCTTGTAAAAGACGGCGCTACAGCTATAGAAACCTTAGGCGACTCAATTGACGCTTCTATGTTTACAGCTCTTGGTACTAAAAAGGCTGGAATGGTTTTAATAAATACAACTAGTTTTAGTGCAGTAAGTTCTCAATCTATAAATGATGTTTTTAGTACAACTTACAAAAATTACAAAATACTTATGAACATTACAGGAAGCACAACAAACGTAAATGTTGGTATGCGCTTACGAGTTAGTGGTGCTGATAATTCAACTGCTAACTATGGACAACAAGTTATTGAATCAGGTGGCACTTCGGTTACTGCTGTTAGAGACTCTGGGCAAACTCAATTTGTTCGTGTAGCCGCTGCTCAAACTGGTAAAAATCAATTGCATATTCTTGATATTGCAAATCCGTTTCAAACAGAAATTACTTCAGCAATTGGATTTAGAAATAGAGATGCTGGAACGTCAAGCGCAGAAACCAGTCACGTAAGTAGTGCATTTGTTGCAACAACTTCTTTTACAGGTTTTACTTTAATACCCACGTCAGGTACCATAACTGGTTCTGTTAGCGTATTTGCATACGCAGAATGAGAAATAAATAATGACCAAATCTGAAACAATTAAAATACAAATAGATAACCAAGTTATTGAATTAACTGGCGCAGATAAAGAAGCGTTTATTGCTGATAGAGAAGCAACCAATGGTCAAATTAAATTACGAGAAGCCGAGTATAAAGCCAAACAAGACTTAAGAGAATCTGCTATCAAAAAGTTAGCAGAAATAGCAGGACTAACAAAGGAAGAAATAAATGCAATCCTTTAACTACAAACAATTATCACTAGCTGCAATTGCTTTCTTAGCAGCTTGGCAAGCAACAGACTTCGCCCTTGATTACAGAGCTGTACTTGGTGCTGTCGTAGCTGCTTCAATGGGCGCGATGAATCCAAATGTCAAAACCAAGGTTAAGTAACGCAGCTGAGCAATTACGCTCGGAAATAAATATTAAGTATCCTAATCGCGATAAACGTAGTGACGGCTGGATAGGCGACACAGCACATAACGCACGTAAGTCAGACCATAACCCAGATAAGAATGGTTGGGTGCGTGCTGTAGATATTGACTCAGACCTTGTCAAAGGATCTAATAAAGAATCTTGGCTACTAGCCGAACAAATCAAGATGATAGCATTAAAAGGCGACAAAAGAATTAGTTACATTATTCATCAACAACGCATAGCCTCATCAAAACAGAATTGGGCTTGGCGTGTTTACAAAGGCTCTAACCCTCATATAAGCCATTTGCATATATCCTTTACTCAAGCTGGCGACCTTGACGGAAAGGCTTTTATCTTATGACCAAACCTAAAGCAAAGAAAACTGTTATTGAATTACCTGACGTAATGGCAGGCGAACTTGTAAGAATTATTAACACAGCACACGAAGACGGCAAACTTATCACAGGTTTTGTTTGTTGTTTAGAGATGTTTGACGGCAAAAAGAAAACAATCAAAATTGCAGCTAACTCAGATATGCCACAACATTCAGTATTTGGCATTATAAATTATGCAGCTGAAAAGTACCAGTTTACAATGTCACCTGAAGAAGATGAAGATTTTTATGATCCTGAATGGTTTGACGGACAATGATAAACGAACTAATAGGTATTATTGGTTTACTTGTTACTATTCTTGTTTTAACTATAAAAGCAACTGTTGAAATAACTAAAATGAAATCACAATTGTTTCCTAATGGTGGCAGTTCTTTAGCGGATAAAGTGACACGCCTACAAATAGATGTTGTTAAAATTCGTAGTACTATAGATAGTATTAGTACAGAGTTAGGTAAGCCTAAACGAAAGAGGTAACGTATTAAACGTTACGTAATTATCTCAGATTTGCAATATCCTTTTATTAAGAAATCATACGTTGAAGCACTCTTAAATTATGTTGATTATGTAAAACCCGATAAATTATTAAGTGTGGGTGATGAGCTTGATTGTCAGACAATATCAACTTATGCACGCGGTACAGCCCTAGAATTTGAAGGATCATTACAAAAGAATATAA